CGGGGAAAAGGGACGCAGGCAGCCGCATGATGTGGGGCGTATATGACCACGCTACAGAGCTACATCACAACAGTCCGCAGGCTGCTGCATGATGCCAATGCTAATTTCTGGACCGATCAAGAACTGACGGATTACATCAACGATGCCCGCAACAGGCTCGTTCGTGATACCGGCGTCAATCGTGTCATTCAATCCAGCAACGTGTATCAGAACCAGGAGGTTTATACCTTCTCGTCTCTGCCGCAGGGCTCTCTCACGCTCGACATTGTGAATTTTAACCTCTACTGGGGAAATTCGCGTGTTCCGCTTCGCTATCAGCCTTGGACGCAGTTCAACAGCCAATTGCGCTATTGGCAGAACTACATCGGTCGTCCAATCTGCTATTCGATTTACGGCAGTCAGAGTTTTTACGTTGGACCTGTGCCGGATCAAACTTATCAAATTGAACTGGACACGATTGTTCAGCCAATTGATCTTGTGTCGCTTTCAGATGTTGAAACGATTCCGCTCCCATACACGGAGCCTGTTCCTTACTATGCAGCCGGTACGGCTAAGTATAAAGAACAAAGCTATGGTGAAGCTGAAATTTTTAAGCAGGAATATCTGAAGAAAGTTCAGAACGTCCTTGCGACGTCATTCCAGCGCCGGATACCGGACGTTTACAGTCAGGTGTACTGACATGGCGGCGTCACCCGAACAGAAAAAAAACTATCAGGTCGTCAAAGCGTTTAAGGGCATGAACACGCGCCCGAACAGGACTGCTTTGGACAATGAAGAGTTTGCTTGGCTTGAAAACATCCAGCCGATTGGTTACGGCAATCTCAAGGTTGTTGGAACCTCAACAATCATTCAAACCAGCGGGTCCGATCTGGCTTGGACCAATACTGCCTCTGCGCTTTATAGCTGCAACATCAAAAATGTTGATTACATCGTTGCGTTTCAGGCAGACGGTCGCGCTGAGTATTTCAAAACCGATACCGCCACAAAAGGAACGTTGGCGGCGGCTGGCACATTCAGCGCATCTGGCGTTCGTATGCGCCAATGGAAAAACGAACGAGCTATCATATCTGACCCTAAAAAAGGTTATTACACTTGGAATGGTGTGAGCCTTGTGTCTGTTGGCTCAATTGGCTCTGTTGGCATCACTAACACTGGGTCTGGCTATACAACGCCTCCCACCGTCACTGTGAGCGCGCCTAATGAAGCAAATGGCGTTCAGGCGACGGTGACCGCATCTATCTCAAATGCGGCCAGCACGATCACCAATATCACAATCACAGCGGGCGGCACTGGCTACACCAGTTTTCCAACGATCACCATTGCGCCTCCGACTAGCCCGTATGGAGTTCAGGCGCAAGCTGTTGTGACAAGCATTACAGGCGGCGCTGTTTCGTCAATCCAAATCACTAATCCTGGTTACGGTTACAACACAGCTCCGTCAATTACGTTTTCAAGCGGCGCGGCTGCGGCAACGGCGGTTGTTGGTTCTGGTTTAGTGAGCGCTCTTACCATTACAAATGCCGGGTCAGGCTACACAAGTGCGCCTACCTTGACGTTTACTGGAGGCGGCGGGTCCGGCGCATCAGCAGTAGCCGGTCCCTTGACGTTCAAAACTGGAACAATCGGCATTATTGTTACTGACAGCGGCACTGGATACACAAGCACTCCCACTGTCGTCATTGATGCAGCACCCTCTGGCGGAACTAATGCCGCGGCAACTGCGATTGTCTTTGGCGGTCAGGTCACCGGCGTTGTCGTCACCAATCCCGGTGCAGGTTACACCACCGCACCTTCTGTCAGCTTTAGCGGCGGCACCCCGACAACTGCGGCGACAGCCAATGCGCTTTTAACAAGTGACGACCTGTCAGATGTCGCCAGTTTTCAAGGCAGGACGTGGCTTTCACAAGGTCGCACTGTCTATTACAGCGCGGCTGGAACGTACAACGATTTTGTGAGCGTTTCGGCTGGCAGTGTTCAAATCACGGACGACACGCTGCACAGCAACATATCGGCGTTAATCTCAGCCAATAACTTTCTGTACGTTTTTGGTGATGACAGCATCAACGTGTTTTCGGATGTGCGCGTCACGACAACCGGAAACACCTTGTTTACCAATACGAACGTGTCGGCGTCAGTTGGGTCAATATATGCAAATGGCATATTCCCGTACTTCCGATCTCTCTTGTTTATCAACGATTACGGAATTTTCGCTCTGATTGGCGCAACGGTCAGCAAAATATCTGACGCGCTTGATGGCATATTCCCCTTGATTGACTTTGCTCAGCCAATCTCCGGTGGTCAAGCTTTGCTTAACAACATATTGTGCGCGGCCTTTAACTTTTACTACAATGACCCAGTTGCAGGCACTCGCCCTATTCAGCTCGTTTTCTTTGACAAAAAGTGGTTTGTGACCAGTCAAGGAACGATCAAATACGCAACGCCTGTTGCAACTAACAAACGTTTGTATCTTTATGGCACTGCGGGAAAAAACCTAGTGTCTTTGTATACAAACAACACGTCCAATATTAGCACAACCGCAAAAAGCGCTTTGTGGCCGATGCAGGACACGATTCGCACTAAACAAGCACTCAAATTTGCCTTTGAAGCTACAACAACCATTGGTGCTACTTTTCAAGCAACCGTTGACAGCGAAACCAATGTTAGTCCAATTTACCAATTAAACAATTTTGTAAATTGGATCAATAATTTTGATGAAGTGGTGACGTGGACCAATAACAGTTCGCAAACTGTAAATTGGATTTCAGGTGGTTATGGTCTTTATAAAAGCGATGCTCAACAATACGGCAAGTACCTTGGGATTACGTTGACTTCGCAATCTCCTGCGTTCACCTTGAACACCTTGGAAATGGAATATGAACTTAGGGTGAGGTTCTAATGGCTGTCCCATATATCTTTGCAACGGCTACAGGGTCTATCCCTCTTGCTCAACTCGATGCAGATTTTGCTGCATTGCCGCGAAATTTTCAAACAGATGCGCTAACGGTAGGTCCAACAAACACGTTTTCGTCTCTGTCTCGTACTCCCGCATATCAGACCGGCAGCACGTCTGGCTTGTTCCTTCTGATCGTAAATGGACAGGTGTTTGTCCCCGCCGGTGTTTCTCCCCCGTTTTCGGTTTCTGGCGGAACAATAACATGGCTGTCAACTACGAACAGCGTCACGTCTTACGACAGCGCTTTTGCTGTCTATTCGTACTAGGAGATAAACATGAAGCTTTATTGGCTGCTTGCACTTCTCGTTTTTTGTCTTCCAGCGTCCGCTCAAGCTCCAAGTCCGGCCCAAATGGGTTTGGACAAATCGACCGCAACTGGAAATTTGAGTGTTCTTGATCGCAGCAACACTTGGGTGCCGATTGGTTCTGTTAACTCCACCACGCATACGTTCACGCCATCCGGCACAACGTCGCCTCTGACGCTTTATGTTGATAACGTTTCCGGCGTTGACAGCGTTTCTTGCGGCCTGACAACGGGTGCGGGAGCGTGCAACACCATTCAGAAGGCTTTCACCAACGTTTGTTTGTACTACAACAACATTGGTGGCGCCCCTACTGTCAAGCTTACAGCAGGGCAAACTTATACATCTGGAGTTCTTCTTACGCAGGGTGGACCAACAACGACCGCTGCTTCGCCAACTTGTTCGGGCGTCAACACCATCTATTTTGATTTAAATGGCGCGACGATCAATCCAACCAACAACTCGGCGATTTACATTCGATCTTACCCGATCAAGCTGGTCGTATATTCGTCTAATGCCACGTTTGGCACACTGACGGTTTCGGGAACGTCCGGACTTCTTGTTGACGCTCGCGGCGGTGGCGCATGGGTTGAGTTTGAAGGAAACGTGAACTTTGGCGCTGTTCCTTCTCTTTACCCTCAGATTCAAGCCTCGCGCAGTGCTCTTGTCACCACTTGTCCCGTTGGCACATGTTCTACCGGCGGAAATTATACTATCACGGGTGGAGGCGGCACGTTCCTTCAGGGAATCTTAGGCGGTTCAGTTGAGTTCGAAGGCGTAAACATCAGCATCAACTCAGGCATCACTTATGACGTTGCGTTTTTGACTGCATCGGACGCCGGATCGACAACGCTTTCGGGGCTCACGTTTAGCGGCTCTAACGTCACAGGCGTTCAATACATCAGCCAGAAACTTGGCATTATTGACATCGGAGCGCAAACAGGAAGTTTCACCGCATGTCCTGGAAACAATTATGTTCCTGGATCGTATTGCGGTCAGATGGGATTTGTTGGAGGTCGGTTTTCTGATCCCGGCGTCCCCACTGTTTCTGGGTGCGGAACCGGAGCAGTGGTTCAAAATTCTGAGCCCGGCAACATTGTTGTTCTTGGGTCGGGGTTACCGACATCTGGTTATACAAGCTCGTGCGTCATGACTTTTGCCACACGATCTAATTGGACTGCTTGCACAGCTATTTCTAATGAAGCGCGCGTTGTCACGCAACTTGGAGCAGCCATTTCTGGTCCAACGTCAACCAATCGCGGGTCTTTAAATTTGTATTGGGTGGCTTCATCGGACCCAAATGGCAAAGCCATTTATGTTAATTGCACTCAATAAAAATTGTTGTGGTAACATCAAAACGAAAAATCAATGTACTCTAGCTGAGCAGTGAGGGAAAAATGGGCGTTCAAGCTTTTACTCCTTTGGGAAACACGGTTGTCTTCACAGCCGCAACTTCTGCGCCCACCCCTGTGCAGGCAGTGTCTAGCGGACTTGGCTCCAACCAATATCGCGTTGTAATCCCAGCGGGCAGCAACATGGTGTTTCTTGGATTTGGGACGACTGCCGCGGCGGCAACTTCAAACGCGACGGTAGTCACATCAACCACGTTCACGATGCCGCTTTTGCCCGGCACTGACGAAATTTTGACGTTCTTGCCAAACGCGTATTTCACGGGCATCACTAGTGCGGGGACCACTGCGGTCTACATTACGCCTGGCGACGGAGTTTGATATGTCCCTTAAAACAGTCGCATCTAGTGTTGGCGGAGGTGGTAACGGCAGTGGAACCGTAACCTCGGTCTCAACCGGAACCGGCTTGACTGGTGGACCAATTACATCGACCGGAACGATCAGTCTGGCAAACACCGCAGTTACGTCTGGGTCTTATGGAAATGCGGCAACTGTTGCAACCTTTACGGTTAACAGCCAAGGTCAGCTTACGGCTGCTGCAAACTCGTCTATTGCCATTGCCGCGTCTCAAATCACGTCTGGTCAGCTTGCGGTTGCCAACGGTGGCACCAATCTCACAAGCTACACGACTGGTGACATCCTCTACGCCTCCGGTTCAACAACCCTTGGCAAACTGTCTGACGTTGCTACGGGCAGCGTGTTAATTTCTGGAGGTGTAGGCGTTGCTCCTACTTGGTCTGCTTCACCGACAGTAACAACATTAAATGCAACGACCGTCACTGCGCCCACTCATAACAGTGCATCGTCTCTTACGTTTCAGACCAACGGAACGACAACGGCGATGACAATTGACACATCGCAAAACGTGGGAATTGGAACGAGTTTGCCTTCTTACCCGGTGCAAGTGGTAAAGAATCAAGCTGCCACAACGTCTATTGGCGTCTATAACAATAACGCTAGCTGGAACGCTAGCTTTATCGCCGAAAATGGTTCGGCGGGTATGCAGATCGGCATCGCAAATTCTTCATACGGCGGTTATCAAGGCATCACTGCAAACGGCGGTTACATATTTTCCACTGGCTCTGCCGGTATGCAAATAAGCGCGTCTAGTGGGTCTATGCAGTTTTTCACCAATGCCGGTAATCAACGCATGACTATCCTTTCCAACGGCAATGTTGGAATTGGAAACGCATCTCCCGGCAGCTTGCTTACCCTCGGCGCTAACAGCGGAACAAACGGCGCAGTAGCGCTCAATGGTTCTACATCTGGCACAGTGACAGTCAAGTCGGCAGCAACTGCTGGCACTTGGAGCATGACCCTGCCGACATCGGCGGGTTCAAGCGGTTATGTGCTTCAGACGGACGGCACGGGCGTGACGAGTTGGGTTGCGCAATCTGGTGGCGGCGGCCTTACATGGCAGTCGGTCCAGACGTCCAATTTCACTGCTGCGGCGGGTAATGCTTATCCCGTTGATACGACTTCTAGCGCTGTAACGGTCACGCTTCCAGCAAGTCCGACTGCTGGGCAGATTGTTCAGTTAACGGACTACAATGGAAAATGGACACAAAACAACGTCACAGTCAGTCCAAACGGAAACAAAATAGCGGGCAGCACATCAAATGTGATTCTTTCGGTTGGCCGTGAAAGCGTAATCCTTGTCTACATAGACTCAACGCAAGGTTGGATAATTTCTTCTGGCGTTAATGTTGCCGGTCTGGGGCAAACATATTCTGCATCCTACCTTGTCGTTGGCGGTGGTGGTGGTGGTGCAAACGGAACTGGCGGTGGCGGTGGAGCTGGAGGCTTTTTAACCGGAACGTCAATATTAACTGTTGGCGTAACATATTCAGTTCTTGTCGGATCAGGCGGTTCCGGGGGCGGCAACCTTGTTCAAGGAACAAATGGAACCAATTCTATTTTTAATAATAACATCGCTGTTGGTGGTGGAGGCGGGGGGACTGGTGGATCGTTAAATGCCACACTGTCGTTGGGTCTTGGCGGCGGTTCTGGGGGCGGTGGCTCTGGCAACAACAATGTCGCCGGAACACATAATGGTGGTTATGGGGTTGCTGGTCAGGGTAATCTTGGTGGTGTTGGAAGTTCGACGGCCACTGTATATGGCGGCGCTGGTGGCGGGGGCGCTAGTGTAGCTGGTTCGAACGGATCTGGCTCAACAGGGGGAGATGGTGGTGCTGGCCTAGCTTCGACCATTACTGGTTCATCTGTCACTTATGCGGGTGGTGGTGGTGGGGCATCTTTTACTGGCGGCACTGCGGGCGCTGGTGGTGCTGGCGGTGGCGGCGCAGGAAGTACATCTGCGGTTTCTGCAACTGCTGGAACAGCTAATACTGGTGGTGGCGGCGGCGCTGTTGGCGGTACGGGATCATCAGGTGTCGCTGGAGCAAATGGCGGTTCTGGTGTGGTTATCCTGTCTGTTCCAACGGCCAATTATACAGGGTCTGTTTCTGGAGCCACTGTGACGACCAGCGGCTCTAACACAATCCTCAAGTTCACTGCTTCTGGGAGCTATACAGCATGAGCCACTTCGCCAAAGTTCTGGATGGCAAAGTTGTCCAAGTCATCGTCGCGGAACCGGAGTTCTTCGACACGTTTGTCGATAGCTCACCCGGTCAGTGGATACAGACCAGCTACAACACCCGTGGCGGGGTTCACTATGGGCCTGATGGTCAGCCTGATGATGGCGTAGCTCTGCGTGGCAACTACGCTGGCATTGGCTATATTTACGATCAGGCCAATGACGTTTTCTATCCGCCGCAGCCCTATGCGTCATGGACTTTGAACCAGACGACATGGATGTGGGACGCGCCAGTCGCGTATCCCAGTGATGGCGGGGTTTACTCTTGGGATGAGCTAACAGTGTCATGGAAAGAAGTCGCTGAGGAGTCCAAATGACCGTCGCAACAACATGGCTCATCGAACAGATGGAATGCTACCCGCAACATCAAGGCCAGACAAACGTGGTCTTCAATGTTCATTGGCGCGTGAACGCCGTTGACGGTGCGTACAGCGCTACCAACTACGGAACGTGCAACGTTCCTTACGACGCTGAATCACCCTTCACGCCGTTTGACCAGCTCACCAAAGCTCAGGTTGTTGGCTGGATTCAGACCGCAATGGGGCAGGAACAGGTCGCCGCAATAGAGTTCAAGCTTGCGACAGATATTGTCAATCAAATGGACCCCCCTGTTGTAACGCCCTCTCTTCCGTGGGATGTAAAATGAGCCAAGATGTCTACAACATTGTGATTGGCGGCGCAGGCACGGTTGCGGGCTGGGTTCTCAAAACCTTGTGGGAATCCGTCAGAGAGCTAGAGCGCGATTTGCATACAAACTACGTCACCAAAGTGGACTACCGCGCTGACATTCTTGAGGTGAAAGACATTCTCAAGCAAATCTTCGGCAAGCTGGACAACAAAGCGGACAAGCCATGAACTTTGCAAACCTCTCAAGCGTGGTCTTTGGCGATAAGGACGCCATGAAAGACTTTTTGTTTGAGAACAGTGTGCAGCACACCCTGTTTAGAGACACTTTGATCGAACAGGGAAAAAATCCGCCTGGCTACCCAATCACAGATGTTGATTTTGACAATTTTGACGATTGGCTGCTGTATCATCAAAATGAACATCAGTATTTTGCGTCTGTCCTTGACCTAAACAATCCCTTCAACATGCTTGACGCGGATTTCAGGAAGGAAGATGACTTCTACGAGTGGATTGCACAGCACTATCTGATCCACACGCAGATTGCAGCCGCTTTGGGAGTAACCTGATGGTTCAGCCAGCTATTCCGAACCCCATCAAGGCTTCTAACTTGCAAACTGGGCTGACGCCAAAGGGTTCTTCTGCGACCAAAAAGGCCCCTCAGCAGAAGCAAGTTTCTTCAACGCAGATCATTCAACAGAGCATTGCGAAAGAACAGCCTGGCGCTGACGTCAACCGCATCATGCAGACCATCGCGTATATGATGCAGCGCAAAATGATCCAGCTAGTGCAAATCGGCAATACCGTGCTCCTCTTGCAACCCAAAGAAGCCGGTACGGTCGAGTTTCACACGTTCACCACTGAGCCGATAGACGATCTGGTGAAGCGTTATCAGGCCGGAATTAACACGCTCAAGCAAATGGGCTTCAAAAAGGCGGTGAGCTATGCACAATCGCCTGCGTTTGTTAAGATCGCGCAGCAAACCGGCCTTCCCGTTCAAGTCAGCCAATCTCAAATGATGATGGGCGACAAAATGGTTCCGGCCTACAA